GCGTACGCGGAGTACGCGGTCCGGCCCCGGCCCTCCATCCAGGCGCTCACGGTCCACGGGCCCTTAACTCGGTCAGTCATTCCGTCCCCTCTCGGTACTGCCTGTCAGTCCAGTCGATGGTCTCACCGAGCACGATTGGGAGGATGGTGCACCGGCAGTTGATGACCTCCTGCGCCGGGCCGTGGGGGTCCCCCGGGTAGAGCAGCGAAGCCGTGCCGACACGGAACGGCTCACGGAGCAGCGTGCGTTGCCCGTCGGCCTCCCGATGCGTCTTACGCGTCCGTGCGTCGTCGGTCGCCAGCCACACCTTGAACGGCGCGACGTCGCCCCGTGCTTGCGCCTCCAGCTCTGCCGACCGGAAGGCTCCGGCGTTCACGGCGGCCAGCGTTTCAGTGCGTGCCACCGTCCGGGCACGCCCGTGCCACCTCTCCGAGCCGGAGACGGAAAGTACCCGGTCAACGGCCTGCGCGACGGTGGGCAGGGCGTCCCCGTTCTGGATCCCGCGCTCCACCTCCGCGACGATCAGGGCGTAGACCTCATCCGGGAGGCGCACCATCCGGTTGCCCGCGTCGTTCAGGAAGTCTGACACCCAAGGGTCAGACGGGGCGGGTGCGTTGCCCGACACCCGGCGCATGACCCGGCGCAGCGTCTCGGCGACGGTGGGCACCACGGTGACGTTCACCGCGTCCGTCCAGAACTCCTGGTGATCGCTGACCCGGCTCGGGTCCACGCCTCCGTCCCGGCGCACGTCACCGCGGACCCGGTCCAGGAACTCCCGGGCGCTGCGGAACCAGGCACGGCCGGTGCGCCGCTCCCCGTCCGTGATGACGGACAGCGCGCGCAGCCGTGCCGGGAGCATCGGGTCCGACCCCGGGGGCGTGCTCACAGCAGCGTCCGGCGCAGCGCGTCACGGTCGTGCCGGGTGCCCTCCCGCAGGAGCGTGCGGGTGTACGCCTGGAGACGGCCACGGAACGGGGCGCGCTCCAGACCGAACGCGTCGGCCACGTTGTCAGTCCACAGGAAACTGTCCGCCATCAGGCGGTCCGTGCCGGACGCGTCCACGGGGATGACCGTGTGAAGCTCTGCCTTGGGCGTACTTCCGAACTGGCCACGGTGCTCCCGGGTGAGGAGGCGGCCCCCGGCGCGCGAGAGCGCGTCGAACACGATGAGCTCCGCCGCCGCCACCAGTCCGTTGGGGACGTCCTCCGCGTCGGGCTCGGTGCGCTGCGACGGAATCTCTCGAGCCCCGGAGTCTCGAGCCCCGGAGTCTCGAGCCCCGGAGTCTCGAGCCCCGGCCGGCTCCAGCTCGTTGCCGGCGGAGACGTCGGCCGCCTCCGGGTCCACGCCCGCAGCGGCCGGGGCGATTTCGAACCCGAACAGACGCTTTCCGATCTGCGGGTCCGCCGCCAGGGTCGGGGCCCCCATCACGACGCGCTCCAGGCGGCGCAGCTGCGTTTCCTCCTCCGACGGAATGGCGTCGTCGGGGATGCCGCTCTCCTGGCGCCGGTAGTCGTCGCTCACCAGGCCGTTCTCATACAGGTAGTTCAGGTCCTCGGTAGCGTCGGGGCGCGCCACGATGCCGGTCGTGTCCCATGCGAGCGTGTGGCGCTCCACGTTCTGTACGCCCATGGCGGCCAGCACGGGGCGGTACCAGAACTCGGTAAAGGCGTCTCCGACCCGGTCAAGGAGAGGCTCGATCCAGACTTTGTACGTCTCCTCCTCCACCTGCCAGGCGCTCCAGTGGTTGGACTCGGCCTGCGAACCCTCCGCCACCGACTTGGGCATGGGGAGTGCTGCGGCCAGCCGGGACAGGTCGTCGCGCCGGAGATCGATCACCGTCTGGTCCATGGCGGTGTCCGGGGTGATCCGGCCTTTCACGAAAGCGTCGATCAGCTCACCTGGCATGGAGAGGATGACGGGCACCTGCGCCGCCGCGGTGCCGGGACTGGCGATGCCGGCTGACGCTGCGCGCAGGAGCATGTCGGAGAACTCCTCGGCCACCGATCCGTTGTCCCCGGTGAGGGGGAGGTCCACCTCCTGCGGGATGGCGTGCATACCGGCCGTGGCTATGCGGGAGTCCAGGACGGAGGAGAGGTTCATCGACGCTTTCTCGATCTCCCGTAGGACGGGGAGCGCCGACCGGATCGACGTGTTCGCCTTGGACTGGTCCTCGGGGTGCGGGGACCAGACACGGATCATGCGGTCCGTGGACCCGAGCGTGACCCACTCCAGGGTGATCGGGTCCTGGTACGTCCAGGCCTTCCCCTTGACCTTCACCCGCTTGTTGGACAGGACCAGCCATTCGTCCGGCTGCGCCTTCCCGTCCCGGACGCCCCGGCCCCGGATGATGACGTAGGCCTCTCCGGGGACCAGCCAGCACACGGCAAGGAAGTATTGGAGCTGCGCCCGTCGGCCGATGCCGCCAAGGCAGAGCGAAGCGGCCAGCTGCGCCCGTGCGTCGTCGGTGGGCCCGGTGATCAGTCCCGTCTGCGGGTCGGTCTCGGCCCCGAAGAGGTCCGCCTTGGAGACGGCGTTGGCTATGTGGGAGATAGGAGTCTGCATCTCCCCCACGACGTCGTAGTAGTACCAGGCGTCCGTCTGCCATTGCTCGGCCGTCTGACGCGCCGCCACGCCCTTCAAGGCCTCCGGTCCGGAGAGGGGGATGGCGGCGGCCAGTACCGCCTTGGGGGGCGGTGTCTGGTCCGGCCTGTCCTTCCGCGCCCGCTTGAATATCGCCATGGACTATTCCTTCCCCGCGAGGAATCCCGCGACGTATGAGGCTGCGAGCGCAGCGGCTGCGGCCGTGAATATGCGGGTGTCGCCCCACGCCCACCACGCCGCAGCGGCTGCGGTGCCTATGTAGACGGATACGCACCACGGGCAGGTGAGGAGATAGGCCACCTTGTGGTCGGGGTTCCGGGCCAGAAGCTTCCCCAACGCCCATGTGCGGGGCGGGTCCAGGAGGGTGTCCTCCGTGACTAGACGGGTGACGCGGGCTGTTGCGAGGAGCGTGAGCACGAGCGCGAGGAGGTCCATAGGTGACATCATCCACGACCTTTCGACCCGAGTGACGCAAGCCTGTCATGCGGGAGGGCTGCTGCGACAGCAGCACGGCCGAACCTCTTGGCCACGTAGGCGTCCAGGTGCACGGCCGCGTCCACCCGGTCGGGGCTCTTGGACGGCGCCTCCTCCTGGATCCAGGTCGTGTACTGGTCCTCCAGTTTCCCGAGGACGCCGACGTGGTGAATCGTCCCTTGCTCGTGGCGCATGACGGTGGGCTGCGCCCGCAGCTGTTTCCCGGCGCTGGCGTGGATCTCGTCCAGGGGCGCCGGCGGTGCCTCGTGCTCCTCCGGTGTCTCCTCCGCGGTGGCGTCGGGATTCTGCGCCTTCCACTCCCGGAGCCACCGCTCCCGCCACACCTTGGTCAAGACTTCCTTAACCCACCCCTTGCCGAAATTGTCTTCATACACCAGGAGGTCCGCGCCGGTCTCCTCCACGAGATCCCATGCGGCGTGCGCCGACTTGTGCGGGGACATTTTGGCCGAGTGGTCGTGCGTGACGTAGAGGTGCCGGTCCGCGCCGACGACGCCGGCCACGAGACCGGTTTCATCCCCGAGCCCGGTACCGGCCGGGTCCATGGATACGACCTTGAAGAGGGTGGCGGACGGAGCGGTATCGACCCGGTTGCGTTCCAGGACGGAGCGCTGGAGGAGCGCGCCGGGGAGGTCTTCCAGGACGTCCGCGTTCAGTTCCTGGCGGCCGAGCGTCGTTCCCTCGTATTTCTCCACGACGGTACGGCGGAACGTCGGCGCGAGGTTCGCGAGGTTGTCATAGGTAGAGCCGCGGACGACGACGGTCGTCGGGCTCTTGATCAGTTCTTTGATCAGGGGGAGCGGACGGGGCGTGGTCGTGACGCAGACTTGCGGGTGGTCCCCGAGCCGCATCCCCATCTGGAGCATGTCCCACGCGTACTGGATGCGCCGCCACGCCGCCGTCTCGTCCGCCCACCCGTAGTGGTGCTGCGGTCCGCGGAGCCGGTCCGGTTCGTCCGCGGAGTACAGCATCTGGATAGCGCCGTTGGGGTAGGTCAGCTTTCGTTTCGACGGTTCGTACACGGGGCGGAACGTGGCCGGGGCGCAGGCGAGGATGCCGGACTCCCCCTCCACCATGATGTCCCGGGTGTCCGCTGCGGTGGCGCCGACCAGTGCGCCGCGCGGGTACTTGCTCGCCTGATCGATCGACCATTCCGCCCCGCACCGTGTCTTGCCGAACCCGCGCCCGGCGCACAGGAACCAGACGTCGTAGGAGACGGCGGCCGGGTCGGGCCAGCGCTGCGCCGCACGCGCGTGCTTGCCCCGGCGCCCCGGGTGCGGGGTCCCGTCGCAGTCGGGGCGGTCGCACAGCCACGGCACCTTGCCGTTGTCCATGTCCTGTTCGATGCGCTCGGCGACTTCCAGTACCCGGGCCAGGTCCGCGGGGGACAGCTTGAGCAACTGCGCCCGGGTCAGGCTCACTCCGACTCGGCCTTCCTCGCCATGATGTCCAGGATCCTGTTCACGGCCTCTTCATCGGTGCGGGACAAGTTCTCCTTGAGCGTCAACGCCGTCTGCTGCACCTTGGCCGCCGCGGTGAACGCGGACGTCCAGCGGATCGACGGGTCGTGCCCCGGCTTCCAGAGCAGCATGGATTCGGCCAGGTGATCGAGCAGCTTTTCCGCCACGTCCAGGTGCCGGTTCCGCACCCGGCTGTACGCGTCGGCCTCCCCGTCCACCCGGGCAGTCGTCATGTACGTGTCGTACGCGGAGGCGCGTCCTACCCAGTCGAATTTCTGGGACCACCGCGACAACAGTGAGCGCGACTTGCCGACGACGCGGACCGTCTCGTCCAACGACCGGTTTTCGGCCCCGAGGAGCATGTACTCCCGGAACGCTGCGTACGCCGGCGACGACTCCCCCTCTCCCCGGGTCCACGGGTAGGTCTCGCCGAACTCCAGCTGTTCACCCTCACCGCTGCTCACGCCGCCTCCTTGCACATCACGTACGTCTCCCCGAGCCACTGGACCGTAGTAGGGGTATACCCGTCCGGGCACATCACGGAGTCTCCTGCCTGGCCCGGGTCACCCTTCGGTCCCGGAGGTCCAGGAGGACCCGAAGGGCCCGTGTCCCCCGCGGGGCCAGGCGGACCGCTAGGGCCCACGGCGCCCGGCGCGCCATCCTGGCCGTTCGCTCCTGCCACTCCGTCCTTGCCCGGCGCACCGTCCTTGCCCGGCTGTCCCACTGGTCCCGCAGCGCCTGTAGCTCCGGGGGTACCTGGCGTTCCGTCATCTCCGTCGGACCCGTCCTCTCCGTCCCGGCCGGTGTCCCCGTCGGATCCGGCCTGCCCCGTCGGACCGGGAGGACCCTGCGGCCCCCGGTCCCCGTCGGTCCCCGTCTCGCCCTTGGGCCCTGCGGTGGGCACACCCCCGAGTTCACGCACCTGTTGCGCGAGTGCGTCACGGTCGGCCCGTGCGGAGTCCAGGGACTCCGAGACCTGGCGGACCTGGACTATGCCGTAGGCGATGGCCACGCACACGGCAACCATCGCTATCCAGAACGCCCATGCGCTGCGCCGGGTCCCGGTCACGTCGTCCCTTTCGTAATCAGCCACACGAGCAGAGCCACCAGGAGGGGGCCCGCAATGGACGTGATCATGATGCGGGTACGCGACGTCTGCGCTTCCCGCAGGTCTCGTATCTGCTCGTTCTGGCGGCTCTCACGCTCGGCCGCCAGCAACTGGTCCGCCGTCCGCTGTTCCTGCGTGACATAGGTGTGGGACGCGCCCTCCAGCCGGGCCAGCGCCGCGTTGGTGAGATCCACCTTGGAGCCAAGTGTCCGGATCATCTCCCCCACACTCGGCTCCTCCAGCGGAGGCACGCCGCTACTCGGCCGCGGAGAGGAGGCGGAGGTCCACCCGGGGCACGGTGACCGGCTGGTCTCCGTTGTTCCGCAGGGTCACCTTCAGCTTCCGCCCCGCCGGAAGGAAGCCGGTCATGGACACGTTGGCCACGTACGCCTCCGCCTGCGTGAACACGTCGGCCGTGGAGGAGGTGGAGTTGGTGGCGTCGGCCAGTTCCTGGACGGCCAGCACGCCGATGCGCACCGGTGCGCCCGCTCCGGTGGCCGGTATCCAGACGGACACGGTTCCCGTGTACACGGCCGCGGAGGACAGGAGCGTGTACCCGCCCTCCCCGTGCTCGTTGGGGTCGTCGCGGATGTCCGTGGTGAAGTACACCATCCGGTCGGCGCCGGCCGGGATGGTGAGGGACTCGGGGCGGGACAGCTGTGTCAGTCGCATGTCGGACACTCCAGTGCCGGGCGTGGTCGGCGCCGGCGTAGTCGGGGTGGTGGGCGTGGTCGGGGTAGTGGGCTCGGTCGTGTCGCCGGGGGACCAGGAGGCGCCGTGCGCCAGCCTCTCGTCCACGTCCGCCCGGAAGGGGTCCATGGAAAAGGACGGATCGATCTTCCGCCCCGTCACCTCCTTGTGGCCCGCGATGGATTCGGCCGTCCACTTGTGGTGTCGGCAGATGGCTGCGGCCCACCGGACGGACTGGTCGTACTGGTCGGCCAGGTACGGGTCCTTCCAGTCCCCCTTGTTCTCGATCTCCAGGCCGTAGAGCCGGCTGTTCCCGTCCACCGCGTCGGGCCCCGGTTTGGGGTGGCGGCCGTCCTCGGCCACCAGGGAGTCCAGCGCGTTCTTCGCGATCAGTCCGGCGTGGTTCGTGCGCCCGTATCCGGGGATGACGACGCGTCCGGCCTTGGTAGCCAGGCCGTGGCACAGCGGACCGGGGAGGGCGGTCGTCCCGTTCCGCACAAAGGTGTCCATGGTCTTGGAGACGCCGGCGGTGTGGTGGATCAGGACCCCGTTGACGGGACCCCACGCCCCTTTGTGGTTCCGGTTGTGGGTCCGCCAGCCGATCATCCCCTCGACGCGTACCCCCTCATTCCGGAGCGCCCTGATGTACTGGTCCGGTGTCATCGGTGTCGCCATTTCCGTCCCCCTTCTGTCATGTCGACTTCATGACAGCATACTGACAGAGAGCCCGTCCGTAGCTGATACGGACGGGCTCTCTGATGCACCGTGGGGACGGATGCGTCCCCAGGTTAGCGGGTCATGCTCCTGGTGGCTCCGGTGCCTTACCGGCCACGTCGGGACGAGTCGGGCGCGCCGACTCCAGCAACTCGCCGACCGCCCACCAGAGCCCCCCGAGGAGGATCAGGAACATGATCCCGTGCGCGATGACGTCCACGGTGACGGCCGGGGAGAGCGCCGCCTCCAGGAGGTAGAGACCTGCGATGGATGCGAGCGCCAGATACGCCCCGGAGAGTATCGCGTACCGGGCCAGGTCCCGCCGCTGTTCCTTGCTCATTCCGTCCCCTTACATGGCTGGAGTGCCTGCCCCGTCATCATGACAGGACAGACACTCCAGTGTCAATCAGCCGTGGAGCGGAAGCGGGTGCGCGCAGGCGCAGGGCGCACACCAGTAGACGGGCTCAACGGCGAACCTCGCACCGCTCACCCGGGCCAGGATGGAACGTAGTCTGCGCATTGCCGTACCTCTTCTCAACTCGGTGACCTGCGACGATCTCCCCCGAGAGGGGGGCGACGGTGGGGGAGGGGAGTGGTTCGTTGGGCAGTGCACGTATCTGCATCGCGATCCACAGAGCGCACGGGATACCGAGCACCGGGGCCCACCGGAGGAGGACCCACCAGCCGGCGACTTTGGCCAGGAAGAGGAGGACCCGCCCCCACCGCCACCGCCACGGGGGCCGCACCCGGGGCCGGTTCACGGCCCTTCCTCTTCCGGCACGCAGCCGGGGCACGGACACGGGCCGGGCGCCTGGCACGCCTCGCGCTCCTCGGCGGAGCGACGCAGGTCGATGCGTCGTCGCCGGGCGTCTGCCTGCGTGCGCTTGACGGCCCGTCGGTGCCCACCCTGGGACCTCTTCCGCGTCATGCTGCGCCGCCCGGGAACCACTGGCCGGCTGCGTTCACCGCGGAGGCAAGAGGGATGGCCATGGCGGCGCTGATGGAGGCCACGGTGCCGGTGAGGATGCCGCAGAGCACGCCCCGGTTGATGCACCGGACGGTCCACGCGGATGTCTTGGGCCGCCTGCGGATGGCGAGGATGACGAACGTGGCCACGAGCATGACCATCAATCCGCCGTTGGTCAGGACCATGCGCTGTCCGCCGAGACCGATGTTCGCCCGGGTGCCGCCCACGCCCCAGATGAGTGCGCCGTCACCGACCCACCCGACGCCCCACAAGGTGAAATTGGCCAGCCACCCGACCAGTCCGCCGACACCGAGAATGACCAGCATTCCGTAGCAGTAGGACAGGGCCAGGGGGGCCAGGGTGAGGATGGCGTCCTTGACGCCGCTCTTCCCTTTCTTCGACCCCTGGAAGGCTCCGAGACCCGGCCACCATTCGGCCAGGATCCCGAGCAAAAGCGCAATGCCGAGTGCGCAGGACCCCATGGTCGGCGCAGCTGTCCACCAGTTCATTTCGTACCGTCCCCACGGTTCAGTGATTGTGCTTGCGTTCGTGTGCTGACCCGAGCTCCATGGCGCCGCCTATCGCGTCGGCCTCCGCCTCCGGTTCGCTCGGGTCGTAGAACCCGTACCGTTTCCAGTTGCATCCGTCCGCGACACAGGAGGTGGCCCACGTCCCTTGCGGTCCTCCTCCGACGACCCGGGCGTCCCATCGTGTTGCGTGACGGGACGCCCGTATCGACGTCACAGCCACCCCTCGGCGTGCTCGTGCTTGCACGCCGCGGTCAGCCGCTGTGCCCGTGCCGTGCCCGAACCGATGCCCGACTTCATGGCGCGCACGATGCCGTCACCGCCTCCGTGCTTGGTGAAGACGTCGCGCGCCGTGTCCATGTGCGCCGTGTCCGACGCGAGGATCCGGCCGGCGGACACGTGCTCACGGTTGCGCGTGCTCGTGTCCGGGGCCGTGTCCGTACCCGTGTCCGTCGGCGTGCCCGGGTACTGCTCGGGGAGCGGAGGCACGGCGGTGAGCACGGGCGTGCTCGTGTCCGTGTCCGTGCTCGGGGTGTGCTCGTACGGCTCCACGCGGTCCGTACCCGGGTGGTACGACACCATCGGGACCGAAGCGGGCACGCGCACGGACACACCGTTACGGGGCGCAGCCGCGGGCACGGGCCAGTCCTTGAAGAGGGAGCGTGTCCGCTCCGCGTGCTCGGCCAGGAAGTCCGTGTCCGCCTCGGTGAGCGTGTCCGGGACCGTGCTCGGGGCCGTGTCCGGGACCGTGCTCGGGGCCGTGTCCGTGTGCCTGAACCGCTCCGTGCACGCGTGCTCCTTGTGGTGCTCCAGGTGGGCGGCCGGGCACTGTGTCCAGCCACACCAGTCACACGTGACCGTGTCCGCAGGCGTGCCCGTGCTCGTGTCCGTGCCCGTGCCCGTGCTCGTGTCCGTCTGGTCGGCGTAGTCCAGGGCGGGAACGCCCGTGACCGTGTCTGTGCCCGTGTCCACGCCCCACAGCTTCCGCTCCCGCCACGTGCCCGGGTCCCGGAGGGAGTGGACACGCCAGAGCACGAGCGGTGCGATGGCGGACACAGCCGTAATGAGTTTCCAGTTCATATCGATCAAGTCGGCCGCCTCCAGGTGCGAGGCGGCGTTGACGGAGATCATGGCGGCCACCGCCACGAGCACCTCCCGGTTCCGCTGGAGGGCGCGCACCACGTACGCGTCCAGCGCTCCGGGGACGGCGGCGGCCACGAACGGGTCCATGCCGGGAATGGCCATTGCCAAGTCGTGCTCGGCCTTGGCTGTGAAGACGATCGCGCACGCCATGGACACCCACTTGAGTGCGTCCAGTCCCCGCGGTGGACGCCACATCAGTTGCCCCCTGCGCGCGTGCACGGGCATACCTCGCGGTCGCCCACGGTGACCCGGCACCCGTACCCGTTTTCGTCGTGGTCACCGCGGACGTGCTGGCACCCGTCGCGGAAGTTCTGTCCGCGCGCGTGCCCGGCGCACAGCAGGAGGTCCGTGTCCGTGTCCGGAATTTCCGGGAGCTTGCCGAACGCCACGAGCGTGCCGCTCTTCAAGCACCCGCACGGCCGGTGCCCGTGCGCACCCTGACACCCGTACGCGTCGTTACTGTGCCAGGCTCCCGCGTGCCCGCACGGGCACATGTCCCAGTCACTCAGGATCGTGTCCGTGCCCGTGTCCGTGCCCGTGTCCGTGCCCGTGTCCGTGTCCGTGCTCGGGGCGGGCACGCCCATGGCGGCGGCCGACGCGCCGTGCTCGGGGCAGGCACGGTCCCAGTCACAATTGGGTCCAGGTGTGCCCGGGTTCCACCCGCACGCGGTGACCGTGTCCGCCGGCGTGTCCAGGTCGCAGGCGCACCGCCACGGACCGAACGGACCCTTCAAGAACTGCGGGCACCGGCCGATGTGCGGGGCGTGCTCGCACCCCGAGCACGCGACGGTGCCCGTGTCCTCCGCCGTGTCCGTGTCCGTGTCCGTGCCCGTGTCCCGTGTCAGCCACGCCTCGAACCGGCCGGCCGCCTCCAGGATGGAGGCCTGCGTGCGGATGTCCGTGTCCCCGACGTACAGGTGGCCGGCGGCGGCCAGTCGACACGCGTTGTCCAGTGCGACGGCCCTGATCTGTTCCCGGTCCATCTCTTCCCACTTCCTGTCAGACACGACACTGGGGTGCCGTGCCTGTCCATAGTGACAGTCACGACACCCCAGTGTCAACCGTTTCAGTTAGCGAGTCGGAACCCCGGACACGCGCACGCCGCCGTGTCCGCTGCGGACCAGCATCCGTGCGCGTCGTGCCACCCCATCGTGTGCGCGCACGCCGTGTGTCCGCAGAGCGCGAACCGCAGCGGCTCCGGTTCCCACGGCAACCAGTCCGCCGGCCCGTACCCGGTGAGGAACCGGTAGCGGACGACGCCCCTGTCCCGGTACGCGGACATCGGTATTGCCGACGCCCCCACCCGCTCGGCCAGATCGATCACGGACCGGCGCTCCTCGGGAGGGATGACGGTGGCGGTGATCTTGGCCTGGATCCAGAGCGTTGTCTCCGCCCCGACGGCCACGACGTCCACCGCACCCCGGGACCCCGAGGACCGGTGCGCGATGTACCCGTACCGGGTCAGGTCCCGCATGATCATCAACTCAAAGCCGGCGCCCTGACGATTCGTGTTCCTCGCCCGTCTCGGCTTGGCCACCGTCTTGACCGGCTCCCGGCTTCCGCTACCGCTGGACCCGAATCCCATACGGCACACCCTCTCTCAGCTTTCCTCGGATGCGGACGACCGTGCGGGAGGAAACCCCGACACGCTCCGCTATCTGACGGGCGGACAGGCTCTCCGTCCGCTCCAGGTAGGTCACGGCGTGGAAGACGTCCACCCGCCGTGGTTGCTCGGGACGGTCCCCGTGGACGAGACGGTCCACGGCCATCTCGTCCGGGTGGTGCCCCGGTTCTCCGCGGTGCCGGATGTGCGCTTTACGCTGGCACTCCATGCACCGGTACCGGTGTCCGTCGTCCGTGCGTGGCCGACCCTCCACGGACAGGTCGTGTCCGTTCCCGCAGAAGGGGACGGGCGGGACCCATGCCTCCGTCGTCATCCCCGCCCCTCCCTCTCCGCCGTCTCGACTTCCCGTGCCTCCAGCCACCGCAGCACCCTGATACGTGCGGCGCGCTCCCGCCAGTGGTCGGACACCAGGAACGTCAGGGCCCGGATACGGGCGTCGGCGTCCTGGACCCGGGCCGACGCCCGGAGGGCGGAGTCCGCCCACCTCGCGTCGAATAAGGCTCCGGGGTCCGTGACGGGAAGCGCGTGACGCGCCGCCATCACGACGCCTCTCCCCGCTTGGCCGCCTCCCAGCGGGCCACCTTGGTGGAGTGGAGCGAGGCGATCCAGAGACGTCCCTCCGGGGACAGCTCCCGGGCGTGGCGTGGCGCCGTAAGGGGGACGGCCCCGAAGGTGCGCACCGAGGAGTCCACGCGCCGGTTCGCGTACTTCCACATGGCCGTTGCGATGCGGCGCCGGCGGTACTCGGGACTGACCCACACGTAGCGCACCTCGCCCCCGACACGGCGCCAGGTGAGGTGCCCGACGGCGCGGTTCGCCACGTAGGCGGTAACCGTGTAGTCCGCCGCGTCCGCGGAGAAGCGGCATGTCGTCTCCTCCTGGACCCGGCACTGGTTTCCGGAGAGGCGGACGTGAATGAGCGCCGGGTCCGTCGGGCGCCACGGCTTGGAGTCGGTGCGGGCGCGGGGAGCGAACTCCACGGGCGTCCCGTACACGCCATTGACGTCGGCCACGATGACGGCTCCGCGGCTGCGTGCGAAATGAAGGACCCGGCTGTAGTTCCGGCGGTACGTGGCGGGGTGCGCCGGGTCAAGGTTCTGGTTCCGTTGCATGACACTGCCCCCTGTTGTTCAGGTGCCTGGTTCTGGCACCCCTTATGCCCCGGCCGGCGAACCGGTCGGGGTGGGGACTGCGGTCGTGCGGGTCAGGGACGGACGACGACGTGGTCCACGACCCTGGTTCCGTTCTGGTCCCGCCGGGTCACCTCCGCCAGGAAGCTGGTGTCCAGAGAGCGGGCGCTGATCTGGGTAAATCCTGCGAGCTGCGCCGACTTGCCCCAGACCCTGCGGACAATGCCCTCCGGTGACCCGCCCTGGTACGTGCGCCCGCTCCGGCGGACCCGGATGCTAGCCACGCGGGACTCCCGAAGCGATCGGCTCCCACTTACCCGTGAGGCGGTCCAGCCCGAACCAGGACCCGTCCCGGTCCCTTGTCGCGTAAGCGTTCGTCAGGTTGTTCGACGCGCGCCACACGGAGACGTTTCCCGGAGCCCCGAGACCGTCCAGGAATTTCCTTGCCTCTCGGAACGTAGTGGACCGCTGTTCCCGTCCAGCACGCCGTTGCCCTCCCTCCTGGATAAGGGTCTCGCTGGCGTAGAAAACCGTCAGAGCGTTCCGGGGGATACGCGTCGTCATTCGTCTGTCTCCTCGGTGCCGTGCTCCGTCTTGATGTTTCAACTATGACAGGGGTGGCACCGGAGTGTCAAGCCCATTCCGCCCACTGGTCCATCACGTCGGAGGCCTTGGTCACCGAGATGGCGTCGGACACGGCGCCGCACTTC